CACCCAAGAAGCAAAGGTCCCAGCTCGTTCAAGTTACCGGGCCAACGGTAACAAGACGAAGAAGAATGCACCTGGTCTGCGTGCTCGCAAACGTGAGTATCGTCGTAGAGAGAGTGCATCATCCGTGCGATCGGAAACCGGAGGAGAGGAAAGTGCTCCCCAACCAAGTCCAGTTGAACTGACACCTCTCGAGCGTGAGCTAGAAGCTGCTCGTAAGGAACTCAAAGAAGCTGAACAACGTTTGGAGTTGGAGCGACTTCGTAGGAAGCGCACTGAAGTCCTAGAGGAGACTCGAGTGTTGACTGGTGATGTCGAGATAGTGGAGACAACGACACCGCCACCTCAACTCTTTGATCAGAGGTCTAAACTCGACACCCTCGAACGAATTCAGTGGGCCAACTGCGTTTTCTCACTAATGGTTGCTATCGCCACCTGCATAACATTTCCGGTTTACTGGTTGTTTGGTATTGTAGCAGGTGCAGCTGGTTGTTGGTATTTTGGCATGAAACCCCAAGCTTACGTTGGTTTGCTTAGGGCTAGTGATCGCATCAAGGAAGTCGCTAAGGAGACTGGTGTTGACCAGGATTTGTTGTCTTACATGGCGTTTAATTTTGCATTTACTGATGGTTCTGTCAAGAACTGTTTAAATGCGAAGCACCAAGCAAAACAATGGATCCGTGATAATCAACCAACTTGGCCCGAACACATAGTGATCGACCAAGTTGGAGCCGTTATAGCACTGGTTAATCGTGATATGTATATGGAATCTACCTGTTTCAACGCGTGGGAAGCAGAAGTGGATGGGTTCCAGAGCATGCACGATCGCTCGCGTTGGCGGAAGGAGGGCATCTCACCGGCAGGTGGGAAGGCCCCCAGAAGCTGAGGAGGCCCGGAGGCAATACCTGCTTCATGTGTCGGTGTGCATGAGTATAAGCCCATGCGCGCAGGATGCAAGGTCGCAATGAAGCAGGATGCCCCTGGGTGCGACCACCACCGTCATTGGGTTAGGGTGATGGGGGTGAACTTGGACCTCATCGGAGCGAAAGGAGAGGAAATTCGTTCTGGTGTTGTTACGTACTACCACAATTGCAAAAACAATCTTTTATCTGCCTTGAGAAATCGTGTTCTCGCTGATGTGCCAAAAGCATCGAAAGGTGGAATCAAGTCTCTTCAAAGACAAGCACGAAAGATGACGAGGAAGTTACATGCCGTTGCCCCTTGGACTCGAGACGATGTACTTGGACACTATAAAGGTGCCAAGCGGAAGCGTTATGCCGACGCTGCTGATCGTTTTGAGGAAGAGGGAGTTACGCATCGTGACTCTGTCGTTGATTTGTTTGTGAAGAGCGAAGCTACTCCAATAGTGAAAACATTCAAGGCTCCGCGTGCAATTCAGCCTAGGTCCTATGTTTACGGCTATTCGATCGCTCGATTTAT